TTACCGGCTGATTTCCGTTCCGTCTTTAAACCGGAAGGTCAACTGACCGGTCTTTGACACCAAAACCCGATCGATCGTAGCCATCCAAATCTTGTTATTGAAGGAATCAAGCGCATGCTTTTTCGAAGCCAGGTTCTTGATGAAGATATCCAACACGATCCGTTTATGCTGCTTTTCTGATTTTTGCTCGTCAATCCTGGTTATTCGCTCCATCGCCGTGTGATAACGCTGCTGATACCCACTATAGCGCTCATTAAATTCTTCTGATGACAACCCGCCGTGCGCGTTTTCGTAAATGACCTTGCGCGAAAGCTCAGTAATAACCTCGATCTCTCGATGCAGGTTTTCCAGTTCGGTGTCGATGCCTGTGCAGTCACACAAGACTTGCTGAGCCAGTCGACAATTGGCGATTAGCTCATCCCGGTAAACTATTATCGAATTAAAGGCATCAACGAACTTCTCCATAACCTCTTCTTCAGTTACGTGTGGCGTCGTGCATTTAGTACCACCTTTATACTTTTCATTGCACCGCCAAATTCGGCGACGGTACTTGCTGTTGGAATTCCAAACTTTTGATCCAAAGTAGCCGCCGCAATCTCCGCAGATCAATTTAGCAGATAACGGACTCTGACAGGCATTCGGTCGGCCCAGACTCTTTCGTCGTTGATATTCTACTTGAACCGCGTCGAACTCATCTGGATCGATGATCGCGGGATGGCTATTCTGGACATAATACTGTGGTACCTCGCCTTCGTTATCCTTGATCTTCTTGCTAAGAAAATCAACGGTGAACCGCTTCTGCAACAGCGCGTCGCCTTTGTATTTCTCATTGGTCAGGATCGATTCCACGGTTGCAACCTGCCAGGTCGGTTTTCCTCTGGGTGAAAGAATATTAAGCTTAGCCATATGTTTCGCAATTGCTGATGCAGTCATGCCTTCCGTGAACAGTCGGTAGATCAACCGAACTGTTTTCGCCTCACTCTCGACGATTTTGGGGAGGCCGTCCTCGCCCTTTTCGTAGCCAAGGAATTGTTTATAGGCCATTAGCAGCTTTCCATCTGCAAATCTTTTTCGATGACCCCACGTGACGTTTTGGCTGATATTATGGCTTTCCTCTTGAGCCAAACTCGACAGAATAGTTATAAGAAGCTCTCCTTTGCTGTCGAATGTAAATATATTCTCTTTCTCAAAATATACCTCAACGCCTTTTTCTTTAAGTTGTCGAACCGTAGTAAGGCTGTCAACCGTATTCCGAGCAAAGCGGCTGACTGATTTGGTTACAATAAGATCGATCTTACCAGACAAAGAATCTTCGATCATCCGCTTAAAGCCTTCACGGCGCTTCATGCTTACTGCACTGATCCCTTCATCAGTGTAGATACCGACAAATTCCCAGTCGGCACGGTCCTGAATGTATTTCGAATAGTAGTCAACCTGTGCCTCATAGGACGTTAGTTGCTCTTCGCTATCCGTGGAAACTCGTGCATATGCAGCTGTTCGTCGCTTGGCAGGATGATTCAAATCTTGAGTGGTATGCAGATTCTTAGATGCGGGAATTACCCTGACTTGACCCATAAAAATATCATCCTTTCATTGCCTGTTCTCGTTTTCTTTTCCACGTTTCTCGCCGGGAGGGGTATTGCCATGACCGTCGTTCTTTTTGACCGCTTGTTAACTCAAATTCAACCTCTCCGAAGCATGGAACAGAGATCCGTGAAATTTTTTTGCGAATAATCGTTGCGTCGTAGATATCAAGATTTAGCACATCAACTGCCAGTTGTTTTAGTATTTGTTCAGGTAACGGCTTCATGTCACAACCACATACACCTTGCATATGGTAAGTAGAGCAAATCCACTTAATTGCTGCATATTTGGTACCAGCATTGACTACCTTTCGTTGGAAGTTAGCGCCGCATACACCACACCGAACTCTACCTGTGAATTCGGAAAAAGCTGGTCTTTCTTTCCGGTGTAGATGTTTTTTCTCTCGATGGGCTATTTCGTGTTGTACCTGATCAAACATGTCTTGCGATATGATCGCCTCATGTGAACCATCAACACAGTATTTCGGTAGCTCACCAGTGTTATGCTTTTTGACTTTTTGTATATAATTATTGCGGAAAGTCTTCTGCAAAATCATGTTGCCGGTATATTTCTCATCCCGAAGTATTGCGTGAATCGTACTGGTCATCCATTTGCTGTTTTTCTTGGTCGGAATGCCCATCGCCTGAAGTTTGTTTGTAATTGCGACTTTCCCCAGCCCACTAAGGTAGTCAGAAAATATCATCCGTACAACCTCTGCTTCTCTTTCATTAACGATCAATTGACCGTTCAACAATTCATAGCCAAAAATTCTCAAGTTACTTGGTTTTCCTTTTTGAAAATCTTGTCGAATGCGCCACTTAACATTCTCACTGGCAGAGAGACTTTCCTCCTGCGCATATGAAGCCAAGATGGAAAGCATCAATTCGCCATCACCGCTCATGGAATGTATATTCTGTTCTTCAAAATACACATCCACGCCAAGTGATTTTAGGTCTCGAACGGTCTGCAGAAGCGTCACAGTGTTTCTAGCAAATCGTGAAATTGATTTTGTGATGATCTTCTCAACGTGGCCGGCCTTACAATCATCAAGCAGCTTTTGAAAATCAGGTCGATTGCTTTTTGTGCCGGTGAAAGCTTCATCGATATAAACACCGATCAATTCCCAATCAGGATTCTTCATGATTAGGCTTTGATAATAGCTGACTTGAGCAGCCAACGAATGAAGCATGGCATCCTTCCCGCTTGAAACTCGAACGTAAGCAGCAACCTTGCAGCGATTAGGTAGTCTAGGTTTAATTTCTGGCAATTTTGTAATTATTTTCACGTTGCAATACTCCTCGCATCAGCATATTCGCTCTGTCTTTTGTCGTTATCAAGTTATTACGCGAAAAATGCTGTACGAAGATATGCCGTATTTTTCGGCAATTATTGTATCAATTTGTCGTAATTCATCCTCTGATATGATGCCCTGATTAAGCCAACTTTGAAACGATGACATTGATAAAAAATAGCAAATCAATGTTTCATCTCTGCTCATATCCCCACCGCCTTTGATTGCCTATAACAGGCGAGGGAACAATACTTGCGTATCCGCTTGCCGTAGCTGTCAAACTTTTCTCCGCAGTTTTGACAAGTAATACTCTTAACTACTCGTCTATCGACCATTTCAGTATGTGAATTCCACCAGAGCATGCGGCACTGATCAGAGCAGTATTGTCTCGGTTTCTTCCCTTTTGTTTGCTTAAGAGGCGCACCGCACATTTTGCAGAACAATCCAATAACAGGTTCTGTTAAAGGCGTGACAACTCCTCCGAGCTTGTTTCTGCGGCAGTAGGATTGAATGGTATTCTCTGAGATACAGAGCAGTTCTGAAATTTTGGTATAACTCTGGCCTTTTGCTCGCAACTCATGTATTGCATCCTTTTGCTGTTGATTCATAAACACTTGTCCTCCAGTCTGAGCTCTCCCGTCCTCACTACCCAATGGAGGTGAGTAAGTCTTTTGAACGAAAAAATGAAGCCCAAAGAAGGTATTGTCTTCCTGGGCTTCTCAGAATATCGATTTGTTTGAATATTTAGTCCGCGGGTGCATTTGTATCGGGATTACCTTTGTCTTTCAACTGCTCAAATTTGGTTTTAATGAAATCTGGAAGAGGCAAACCCATGATACCGAGGTTCTCCACGATCGACAGTCCTTCATTGCCGCAGAAGAATAGAACAATCGCTGTGCGGCAGAAAGCCTGCAGACCGAGGATCGCGTCCAATTGGACCCCGATCAAGACAACCAGCAGGATTAAGCCTTTGCGGATGAGTCCTTTGAATCCTGCCTTTGACTCGAGTGCACCAGTTTGTGATTTGCTGGACTTTTGCCAGACGGCTGCAATCAGGATCCCGGTGATGTAATCGATCGCCATCAGGATAACAAGTGTCTGCAATGCCGTATCCCACCCTCCCAGTGCTTTGGCCATGAAACTACCGGCCACTGAGAGCGCCACCAGCACTGAATCTTTAATCAATAATGTCTTGTTCATCTTGATCTCCTCATTCCTTCGGTATTCTTAGAATCTGGCCGGTATAGATGATATACGGTTCCTTTAGGCCATTTAGTTCCACGATCTCCTGATAACGCCGGCCATCTCCCAGCAATTCATGAGCAATACGCCACGGGCTGTCTCCGGTCTTGACCGTGTACAACCGCCCACCATCGATCGAAAGTACCTGTCCAGCATAAATCGTGTAGGGAGTATTTATGCCATTGATCTTGGCCAGTTCTAGATAGCGCCTGCCATCACCCAGCAAGGATTTGGCAATCGACCAGAGTGAATCGCCTTTCTGAACAATATATGTTTCCGTTTTCTCCGAGACATAATCAATGAACGGGCACTTGAACCACTCTTTCCAACCGGTATCATTGACGGTCTTGGTCAGCCTTGTCTTGATTACACCAGACCTGGTCCCATGCGCCTCGATGACCTCGCCATTGCCGATATAAATGCCGACATGGCCGCGCTTCCAGACGATCAGTCCTTTGATCTCAGGCAGCGTGGCTATCAGCCCCTTTTCCTTGGCCGTATTATGCAGTCCATTAGCCGAGACATCCGGCAGGCCATCTAGTTTGTAGACGATTTTGCCATCGTCATTAGTCCAATAATGCCCTTTGATCAGGCCAACACAGTCCTGGACTGGCTTACCCAGCCAGTTGGCACGGATAAAAGAAAGATAGGGCGTAACCTTCAAGGGATACTGCTTCAGCTTTGCCGATAACAGTGATTCGGTCAGCACATGGCCGTACGTGCCGTACACATAACCAGTACCCAAACGGGCTATGGCATGACCGATCAGTGAGAGATTGGTTTTTCTTTTCGACATGGTGTTTCCTCCATAAAAATAGAGCCCTTCAGCTCCGTTGATTTCTTAGTTACAGCGATTAATCATTAATTCTTAGCTTCTGGTTCAAGCTTTTCCTCAACAGCCTTGATATCCTGTTGTATGGCAGAAATCAGTTGTGCCACCTCGTTGTATGGCTTTGTAGCTAGATACTGCAAACTGGCGTTGATAACATTTTCCGCTAAACTAAACCTGTGCTGCTTTTGCTCGTTCATACTGTGACCTCACTTTCGCTTATTATGTCGGTGGTTTGCACCGCTTCGACCGTTTCTTTTACTGGCTCAAAAACATTGGTTGCATCTTTGAAATTTGCTGATTTTGCATGGATATAATCGTATATCGCTTTCACCTCATTATTACCGTCTGAGCTTATCTTTTCTGTCGAGAAAAACGTATCGTAGTCAGTCCAGATACATCGCTCCGGCCTCACCATGATCGGGTCTGAACCCTTTTCATATTCCTCTCGGCTCGGATAGCCATACATCCGGCAATCGACAAATTTTAGCTTGCGATCAACCCTGTAATATCCAACGTTCCAATAGCCAGCTTTTATGCCTTTATTGTCCGTGATCTCTTTTTGCAGCCCCATTTATGCCACCCCCTTCATGCTTGCCAGCTCCATTTCGAGCTGTTCAATCTTCTGCTGCATTTTCTGTACTACTGCCAGTGTCATAGCTGTGAAGCTGTAGACATCAATCGACTTTTGATCAGCTCCATAGCTGTCCACATTCAAAATTTCGAGTGGCGAATCTTCAACCAGAACACCGAGCTGAATATCCTCTTTGTCTTTGTGTCGATAAGCATAGACAGGCATGTTTTTGACCAGATCATACGCTTCATCGGTATCGAATGGTCGCAGATTTTCTTTGTATTCAAGTGCTGAGGTTGACACCCATGACGAGCAATAACCACGATAGAACTTATAATCAGAGTTTGCACCAATATAACCCCAGCCACCTGTTGTACTTGGCCTGAGCGTTGGCTCTGCACCTTGGCTGCCTGTTCCCAGACCATCAAAGATGAAATAACGGCCTGATGCCATAGAGCCATACAAGGCATAAATGTAACTACCAGCATTGCGAAACTCACCCCAGCTTGAGCCATCACCATTCGGTCTGAGATATACTGCACCAGACATGGCACTGACAACGATATGCCCTGTTGATGATGATCTTATATACCCACCTGCGCCAAGGTCTAAATCCCCTGTAATTCGGGCATTCCCCCCACATACAAATTCGTTCGTGGACATGGATGCACCACTGGTTGAATATTTGATGCCAAGTTTGCCACCGATATATAGATCACCTGTAACAGAGCCACCACTTGTATGCAAAAACGAGCTTTGGTGATAGCCATCCAACAAATCGGCATCAAGACCAGAGCCAGAACCATCGTTTGATTGATTCCACAACTTGAAACTTGTATCTGTTATATTGTTTGCTCTTGAATCATAATCTTCTGCCCATCCTGATGGTGTTCCTTCAAGAGTAGGTGTTGTCAACGTCCAAGCGTTCCAACCATATTGTCTATGTTTCCACATTTGAATATGGATTGAAGAACCAGACGAAACATAAATTTGCAGCTTTGCTCCACCATACACTCTGTCTGACGAATCATATAAAATTCTTGCATGATAAATCGACTGAGAGGAATAGCGATTGCCATGCAAAACTGTAACACTGTTTTTGCCATATGCTGTTGAAGCCATAATCATAGAAACATTGTGTTTGCCCGATGTTGAATCTGAAATTAAGAACTCACCAAAGGCTCGACCAGTTGATCTGGTTGCTATTGTGTACCAGTTGGTTGAACTAGCCGTCGCGCTTACTTCCTTTGGCGTATCAACTCCAACACCATTAACCGTAAGCCCATTAGAATCAAACCGTCCTCGCTCTGTCATATCAGTCATAAACTCGATATACGGACTTGACTGCGACCACAAGCGGATGGTTGCATCTTGCTCGTAGTTATTTATGGCATGTAGCCAGATATGGGCTGTGTTCCCAGAACTCGAATTATTGAGCTGAATCCAAGCTGAGCCGATTGGCGTTTCATACGGAGCACCCCCAGCCGTAATATCAACAGTTGCCTCGCCATTCACATTGGACAGATAAGCCTGAGCAGAATTTGTTCCGTTTATCCGACCGCTAATATCAAGAAAATTATCCGAACTGGCTGAGTTTGGAACTTTCGAGAAAAACCGCAGAATCGAGAAGTATTCATCAGGGTCACCGCTCATATAAGGGTCATGATACGAGAACTTTCCATAGTGATACAGATCATCAGGCGTACCGATAATATCCGTCAGCAAGGTCAGATCACCACCACGGACAGCCAGACCACCACGATAAATTGAACCATCATAGAACGCCAAGCCCTCAGTGCTGTTTATCTTCACGTGAGTTGTTTTGCCACCCACCGTAGCTGTCATCAAAGTGCCAGCCGTGATCTTGTCAGCCGATAAGCTGTTGATTTTTGCATCCGTAACAGCAGCATTTGCAATATTGGCAGTCGTAATGGCAGCATCAGCCAGGATCCCACTTACAGCTGTTATTGTTCCCGCTACAAGATTATTAGCAGTGATGGTCGAAGCAGCAATCTTATCACCTGTGATTGCCGATGCCACGATTTTATCGCCCGTGATCGCCTCCGCAGCGATGAGTGTTGCAGTGATGGCTCCCAGTGCCACCTTTTCAGTGGTAATGGCACTTGCAGCAATTTTCTCCGTAGACACTGCACCGTCACTGATCTGCTGGCCATTGATCGTTCCGACGGTCAGGTTACTGGCGTTTAGGTTGATGACGTTGATATTGGCTGCATCGATCGTACCAGCGGTGATCTTATTGGCAGTCAAGCTGACGATCTTGGCATCGGTGATTGATCCGTCCGCTATCTGAGCCGTTTCAACCGCACCCGTCTCGATCAGGGCAGAGGTGATAGCACCAAGCGCAATCTTTGCTGTCGTAACAGCCAGATCAGCAAGGACTCCACTTTCTGCGGTGATCGTGCCAACTGCCAGCTTATCAGCCGTCAAACTGTGTGCCGCTATGCGGTCTGCCGATAACGTGCCGGTCGTAATAAAATTGGCGACGATCTGTCCGTCCATGGTGATTGCCGAGGTGTATGGGCCCTCGTAGCCTGACGCAGAGTAACTAAGGCCACTCATGTTCCAACGCCAGACTCGGGTCGCTGTATTGATGTCCGCCGTGTCCATGATCAGGATCTCATACGGCTGGTTTTGTTCGTTATAGCGCATCACCACATTCCCGGACTCACCGTTCATTACAAGCGCTGTCACCTGATCGATCGCCAGATTCAGTTCGGCTTTGGTGCTAGAAAGGATCTGACCCAGGTCAGTGATCTGTTTGGAATTGCTACCACTGTATTTAATCGGACTGTTCGAAAAATCCACCTTGTTCTTTTCCGGCATTAGAGGATATTCGATCAAGTGTACGATCCGTTGCATGTCCGCAAACTGATTGGCTTTGTCAATAATTCGAACGTTGTCGCCCAACTGAAAATCAAGGATCGCGTATTCAGAACGGCTGCCTATAAGGTTAAGCACATCCATACGAAATGACACGCGAGGTTTGCTTAAAACATCCAGGACCGCTACCGCATCATCGTAAAGGGCTTGAGCGTTTGTGTAGCGCTCATCGATCCACTTTCGCTCGATGATTTTGCTGGTGAACTGGTGATTATCGATATACTCCTGCCCATCGTTGACCGATGCGATTGTAAGACCGTCCTTGCCAATCGGATAGAGCCTGGTTGCCAGATCGTAGGTGTCTGATTGATAATCACGATCTTTCAGATTCAGCTCACTGTATACATAAGCCCCGCGATCCATTCCCCGCTTGGTATAGAATCTGGCCGTCTTGCCAAGTGTATCAAACCAGACTTCACAGCCATAGACAGCGCAGCATTCAAGAACGATCTGGTAAACGGATACATTAGTCAGTTTAATGGTTCTTAATTTGGTATTAGCATCGACTATCTGATATGTCCATCCGGTTCCAGCCAATACAGAAGTCAGAGCCGCATCGAGGTTACCTGATTCGATTTCTATGGTCAGGTATGCTTTGCCATGCAGACTGTCGAGATTAAGTTTTCCAAAAACCTCGTAGAAGTCCTCGTCGCTATAGTTAATCTCCTTGATCACATACTCATCGGTTGACGATTGCAGATACAACTCCTGTTGCATCGACGCTCGTGGGATGACAGATTTAGGTAATAGGAAGTGGATCAATTTATCTGCTGTTACTAAATCCGATTCGATCGTGAAATCCATGAGCTGAGAAAGCAGGGCAACCATCGCCCCGTTTTCGCCTATTAGTTTGAGCATGCTTACACTCCTTTTAGTTGTAAATGGGATAGTACTGGACCGTGATATTGGCTGTTGAATGACTGAAGACTAGATTAGTCGTACCAACAAGTAGCACCGGCCAGGCAAAAGCGTCGTAATTGGTGATGTCGTTTACACCATCTTTCAGATAGCGGTAGAGATACCCATCAATCACATGCGGTTTGTTGGCTACCAAATTCCGGAGTCTGATTTCAGATTCAAACCCTTGAATCACGAATTCGGCTATTGCTGCCGTCGGTGTCACGGTAACAAGGCATGGCGACGCTACGACACCCAGGCTGGTGATTGATTCCATACCGACTCCATTAGCCGTGACGATCACCTCTGGTAGATAGGTTTTGTGGCAAAGAAGCTCAAGTTCTACCAGCCAGGCATGAGTGGTCAAGCGATTAGGCTCCGCTTTCCCCTGAAAATGACAGTCAAAGTGCTTGGTAAAGCCATCAAATACCAGAGTGCAGTCCCGCATAGCTCGGATCAGAGCCGAGAACTGGCTTTCAGTTTCCGCTTCTGAGTTTGTTTCGATTAAGATTGTCAGCGTGATGTCCTTAAAGCGTTGTTCCGTTCTACTGAATACCGGACTTGGTGCGCCATCCAGCCAGTCATAGATCTGGACCACGTCGTGGTTCGTGATCTGCTTGGACATCAACGTCGCTTCGAAGGAGGCAATGTCTATTCCGTTAATCGTCATGTCACACCCTCCTCACAGCTAGTTCCATCCGGTTCATAAAATACTCAATGTCGTCCCGATCCCGGAAGCTATAATTACCGTTCAAGTTGATCGTTGTGTTGTTATTAGTTGCTGGCATAGCATTTCCAAAATTTGCATTAATTGCATCTGTTTTTAGGATCGCCGCTTGCCAGTCTAGTCCCGCCGTTGCGGACAGGTCGAGATCGTCAAAAGCCGACATGGCATCTGCAGTCAGGCCGTTTACGGAAGACAGTACATCCTTGGCTCCATCCGTGATGCCTAGAGCTAGACCCTGGGAGATGAAATCACCGAACCGTCGGGTTTCCTTGGACGGCGAACCAATTCCGAAAAACTTCTTGATTGACCCCAGCACATCACCAGCAAAGCCGCGAATCTTGTTTGTCAGCCAGCTGAACTTATCTCGCATACCATTCCACAAACCAGAGATCAGATTCGCTCCAATATCGCGGATGCGGTAGAGCATATTCATGAAGCCGCTTTTCAGCGCATCCAGGATCTGCGGAATCTTTCTGACTAGAACCGGAATATTGGTGATCAATGCTCCAGCCAGAGCGATGATAATCTGTAATCCAGCGTTGATGATCTTCGGCAAATTTCTCATGATTGCCAGCACCAATTTTTCAATGATCAATGGGATCTTCTCCACCAGTCTGGGTAGTGCGTTAATCAGACCCATCGCTACAGCCAGAATCAGCTCGATACCAGCATCGATCAGAAGATCAATGTTATCCAGGAGCGTTTCCATAATCAGGAACACCACATCAATGGCGATCGGGATCAGTTTTGGAATCGTTTGTGTCAAACCCTTGATCAGGCTGACTAAAAGCTGGATGCCAGCCTTAATAATAAGAGGCAAATTTTTGATGATTGTATCACCCAGTTGCTCGATCAGCATCGGCAAGATGGCAATCAGCTGCGGAATGATTAGGTTAAGGCCATCGAGTAAACCCATAAACAATTGGATTCCAGCATCGACCAGCACAGGCAGCAGGACAGGAATCAGCGGAATTATCGCAGTAACCAGTCCGGTCAAGCCACCAAGCAGCGCCGGCAACAGGGCATTGATCAGTCCGGGCAGGGCCTCTCCTACGCTGGTGATCAGGGCAATGAGGATGGTATTAAACCCTTCCAGAAGCGTGGGTAAGGACAGTGCCAGGACATTGACGATCCCCGGCAGAACTTCGCGCACCTTTCCGGAGATCAGATCGATCAGGTCACCAAGGTTTTCTGAAAACTTGGTCGAAGCACCTTCTGTGCCAGTCATAACCTCAGCCAAACCGGTGAAGGTGCCTGTCAGGGCCGGCATTGCTTCATTAATCAGCCCATTCATACCCTGTAAGGTTGACGTGACCGAAGGCAAAAGCGCTTGACCGAAGGAAGAGGCGATGTTTTCCACCTGCAGCTTGGCAATCCGCAGTTGGTTGGCCATGCCACCGGATGTGGACGCAAAGTCGCCCTGCACGTCTTTGGTCGCTTGCAGGATGTAGTTATAACGCAGCGTAGCCAGTTCTGCCTGAGACATCGACGCGATCGGCTTTTTAATCCCCTGCGCCAGTGCGAAGGCAGCCAGATTGGCCTGGCTCATGTTGATACCGAGTTGCTTTAAAGGTTCCGTCTCACCGGAGATACCGCTGCGCAGCTTATTGAACGCCTCTTCACCGTCAAGGTTATAGAAGCTGGCCATATCGCCAGCAAGACCGGTGAGCGAGGTGGACATGTCCAGCACTGCCTCGTCCGTGAGTCCTGTCGACTTAAGCATGGCACCCATGGTGCCGTTCATCTTTTTGGCACTAAGTTCGGAAAGACCGAACGACACTGCTGCCTGCTTAGCCCAGACATCGATTTTAGCAGCACCATCTTCACCAAAGGTTTTATTGACGACGTTTTCCACTTCGCTGAGATCACTGGCGGTCTTTATACCCTTGATGCCAAACGCCGCTAGCGCCGTACCAGCCGCACCGGCTGCGAGAGAATAGAGTCCTAGGGCTTTACCTGCACCTTGCACGGCCGTGCCGACCACCTTGACACCACCCACTGCCAGCTTGGCCGATGCTTCGCCGACCTTCTTGATCCCGTTGGTGACCGGAGATAGTTTATCCAGCACCGCTTGAACCTTTTCTTTGACCGCAGTGAAGGCTGTACCGATAACAGATACAGATTTCTTTTCATCCTTCAGGCTGCCGAGCTTCGCCTTGGTCGTTTCCAGCTCACGCTGGAAAGCGCGAAACTGCTCCGCGTTGATCGTTCCTGCGGCGAACTGTGCCTTGACCTGAGCTTGAGCCCTTTTTAACGCATCCAGTTTTTCTTTGGTCGCGGCGATTTCTTCCTTGAGAAGCTGGCTCTTTTGTGCGGTCAGGGTGATGTTATTGGGATCCAGTTTCAGACACTTTTCCACCAGCTTCAGCTCGCTCTGTAGACTTTTCGCAGTAGAATTGACGCTTTTTAGGGCTTTGTCGAGCGGCGCAGTATTGCCATTAATCTCAACGGTGATGCCCTTAATGCCTTTTGCCATGCCGCTCACCTCCTTTTGCGTCGGCCATGCTTTTCTCTTAATGCCCCTCGATCCGGGGATGTCTGGTCCATGATCCAGCATTGTTCCAGGTATTTCCGGCCATCTTCGGTCGACTGCAGCATGAAAATATACGCGTCCCGGCGCAGAGCTAGGTACGTATCCAGCTGCAGTTCGTCGATTTCTTTGAAATTCAGGCCGGTGTGGTCATGGACCAGCCGTTCCCACTGAGTCAGACACCGGTAGTTTGATTGTTCTGCTCCGGTGTCTGGGACTGAGGGGATTTGGAGTTTGGGTCCGAGATCACCCCGTTGATGAAGGCCATGTAGCCCTGAAAGAAAATTTGCACATCCTCGATATCGAATAGCTCGGCCAGGTATTCGCTGGTGATCGGCTGGTGCTCGAGGTTATTCGAGAGCACAACGGCGATCAGGTCGTAGATCTCGGTCAGTTGCCCGCCATCGTCCGCAGATAGTCCGGTCAGGTGATCCTTTAAACTCAGCAGAGCATCAAAGACACGCTTGGTGGGCATGCGCACCCGGATCAGTTGATTGTCGATCAGGTTAATGGCCAGGTAGCGCTTAGCCGATTGGGTAAAATCAAGCATGAATTAAGCCCTCCTTACGCCTTGGCCACAACGGTAGTCTTACCGGCTGCCTGACAGAGGTTAGCTCCATCCACTTCTGCAATGGCAATCTCCTGACCGGTGGTCGCTGTGATTTCTGCCACACCGTCCCAGGCCGTCCAGCCGGTGGACAGGTCATCGTTGAAAGCGGGCAGAGTCAGGCTGGATCCGGTCTTGTAGACATAGGTGTTCGTGTAATCCAAAGCCGGCACAACGGTAATGGCGGTCTTGCCGGTGGTGGTACCGGCGACCGAGGTAACTGTCAATGTGACCAGGCCGGCGATATCCTCTTCGAATAAGACCAGTGTGCCCTCGGTGTCGTGCGGGATCGCCATGAACTCAGCATCAATGACGGTCTCCTTGTCTTTGGCAAAAGATAGGGCCAGTTCGCCTTGGTTACCGCCGATAATCGTCACACGCACATCACCATCGGTGGCATCCTCATGGACGAACCGGACGATATAACGCTTGCCGTCCTGGTTACTCACACCACCGATTTTTACCAGGCGCTTGTTGGTGACGCCGTTTTCAGTGACTCGGGCGGTAGAAACCAGCCGTTTTAGGGTATCTCCGTTCCAGGTCATGACCCCGCTTTTGAGCGACACCTCTTCCTTGGTCAGGATCTGCTTTTTCACCAGGCCCAGGTCATCCTCGGCAAGGTAGAAGGTCGGTTTGTAGCTAAGCGTCGCACCGCCCTGGATGTAACCCAGAAGGTTACCGGCGGCTTCAATAACCGCGTCATCAGGGATGCTGTCACCGTATTCCGTGACATACAGTTTGCCGCTGCCCAGGATGATCTTTTCTCCGTTTGTAGACATAAGCTTCATTTCCTTTCTGTAATCGTAAATTCGTAAATG